GGTAGCTGAGTCGATTGTTGGATTAAATGTAGCCATAGCCACAGCAACAGAAACAAACTCACCACCTACAAGGTAACTTTGCACAAGACCACGAGAGTCTGTAAATCGAATAGTTGCCATGTCAGGATAAACCAAACAAACACGGGTATTTCCGGTTGCTTGAGCTAATGCTTGAGCATCACGAGGTTGGGTCCCAACAGCACAACCCAAAACTGCCCTACGCTCTGAACGATAACGTAGTGAGGACTGAACATCACAGTGATTAGAAATCGCTGAAAGGAGTCCATTGGAAGCTGGCATGAGTGGCATAACAACACTTGGTGAAAGACCTGGAACAATCTCACCCTCAATATCTTTAAGGGCCGCAACCATCTGGTCTTCGGTGGGGGCAGTCTGATTTGCATCAAGCTGGATTTGCTTACAAGCAATCGCGGTAGCCCCATTTGAGAACGCAAGGAAAGCACCCATTGATAAGGTGTTCTCAAGAGAAATCTCACCATAAGTACGAACCACATCAGCAAGGTTAGAGAAGGTACGAGTGTTGAAGCTCGAACGATCTCTAGTGAAGTCGATGTAGTAAGTTTGACCAATACTTGGCTCTAAACCACTCTTATAGAAAGTCTCCACAAGAGCATTATCCCCAATAGCTGTATCAAGTGTGTTAGAAACAACCAATGAGACACCTGGAATAGCGTACTGAGGAATGTTCGCATTAGTCTTAATGCTAGAGCTTACATTGAAGGTCATCGTTGAATCAGCACCTGTAGGATAAGCAACCCCACCCTCTCTAGGAAGAATGGTGATTGAGAATCCAGTCACAGAGTCAACATAAGTTTGACCAATACGGCCATCTGCACCAACACCATCCTTGAGGGTAGATGTTCCAGCAGAACCTGTACCATTAGGATTGTTTGATGAGAGGTTGTAGCCTTGATAAGAAGCCTCACCTACAGCACCAGAGTTAGTGGTGATCTTTAGACCTGTACCCTTAGTGGAGGCAACATTACAATCAGTCACATCAAGGATACTCGCAACACCAACCGAAAGAGACTCGAAGCCAAGATACTGCTTTCCTACTGCGTCTGTGTGGATAAGAGCAACAGCATTAGTCGCAAACTTAACCGCATCACCATCAGCCTGTGCTTCCTCTGTAAAGAGGAGAGTTGTCATGGTAGCTGAAGCACTGCTCATAAGAGCATCTGATAGAGACTGAGTTGAAAGACCCTTAGTCGCAACAACGGTACCCTCAGTCAAACTAAAGGCAGAGTTTGCAGAACCTGCCCCTACCTTGATGTAAGAGGTAGTGGTGTTATAAGCACTCACAATACGAATGTACTGTCCCTCAACATACGCTGTGGCATGAGGATTGAACCCACCGTCTGCGTTCAACCCATCCACAAGGTCAGCCACATCAAGCTCATCTCCGTCAGCACCACCAAAGAGTAAGTCCACAGAAATTGGAGTACCGTCAATGGTCAATGAAAGGGTGTTATTAGCATCCTCTACACCAGACCCGTCATACATGATCTTAGACGGGATGTAGGTGGTGTCATCAATCTCATCCCAACCAACGGTAAGTCGGATAGAGGGTTTATCAAGGATTGAGGTACGAGTAGCAGACACATTTAGGGTAGGTGAGATACCCATGAGTTCAAGATTAGTACCCGTGGTGACGCTCAAACCAAGATCAATAGGTGGGTAGTAGTTATTACCAATGAGGGTTCGGTTCTTGAGAACCAGACGATCTCTAAGAGCACCACCACCAAGTGCGGTAGATACCTTAGAAGCTACGGGGAGAACACCAAACTTAGTCTGAGTTCCACCCTTTGCGTCATAGTCGATACCTGCTACTGAAAGGAAGGTATTATCATCAGCACCAACGAACTCAACATAGCCATATGTGTCACCTGCGGCGAGTGTTGTAAGCTCAAAGGTGAGACGATTTGAAGCATCTGACCCAACTGTGATTGCAAGACCTACAAAACCAGGCTCTGCTACAACCCTAGCGGCGATGGCATCATCAATCGCTACCTGTACTTGAGCTACGAGGTCAGCTACAGCAACATAGTTATTTACAGCAATGGTCGCTGACGCATCCGCAACAAAACCAACGAGATGAGTATCACCAAAATACTGAAACTCAAATGATCGGAAAGTATCAGCGGCTCCTACATTTGAAGCAGTCCAAGCACCCATAGGTGACATAGCAGTATAAACAGGGGCAACTGCGTTCGCCTGTGTGTTGATCTCAGTCACAAGGTGATCGACAGTCTTGTCATCACCAGCAACAGTAGCCGAAGCAAGTGCCTTACCATCAACAACGAGATCAACCGAAGTAGAAATCCCTGTACCAAGGTCAGCGTTGTTTGACTCTGATGTATATGGAAGAACCTCACCAACCGCATGGGTCAAGTGACCAAGACGTGTCCCACCAGTTGGTTCAGTAAAGTCAACAACCACAGCTTGTTGGTCGATTGTGATATTAAGGGTGTCGCTCTGACCCTCTACAAGATAGTAAGGTCCAGAACCCTCGGCAAAGAAGATTGCAGGGGTAGCCTCAAAGTCACCAAACTCAAGAGTGATTGTCTCCTCCACAGGGACACCACCAGAGAAACGAGTGCCGATTTGAGCTTCTGAACCACTTGGGAACTCGACCACAACCTCGGATAGATCAACACCCTTAGCTGTAAGCTCTGCTCCGAAGAACGATGTCGTACCAGAAGTAAGGGTGTATGTACCAATACCACTTGCACCAACGGTTTCAACTGCCACATTATAAGCATTAAGATCAAAGCGATCTTGGAGGATGCTGTAGAAGAATGTAGCAAACACCTTGTGGTTTGTAGGTGGTGCAGTCGCAAGAGTAATCTGTGAAGTAGCTGGATCAACTCTAGTCACAGTCGCTACAGGGTTTTCAAGTGCGTCAGCAAATGAAACGCCTGTGCGTACTTGGATAAGAGCTGGATTAGAGCTAGGGATACCCGACCCTGTACCGTCCACAGGCTGATAAGGGAGCTTAAAGGTGTTAGCGAGAACCCTTGGGGGAATGACTTGGGTGTTGACCACAGGGGAACACTCTAAAAGATAGCCACGCTCATCACGAAGTAGTGCTGAGACTTGGTTAGTTCCAAAAGCGGTATTTCCTGTTTGAATACTTCCTTGAGAAACGATAGATGCAGTCCCCCAAACAATCTTGTCTTCATGTAAAACAAAGTCTCGATTTTGTCTAAACAGGGATGGCTCACCACCACCACTTGCTACAAGAGAAACACGATCAATTGATTTAACATCACGACCTGGAATGTAGTCAAACTGATCCCTAAAGGTGTTATGGTAGTAGCTAACGCTTACAGTAGAACCCACAAGTGGAGGTGTAGGAAGGGTGAAAGATCCATTAGCCCCGTCAAGTGATTGTGCGGGTACGACGTTCCCATTAACTTTTACAGTAATGAGACTCACATCGGTAGACACGATACCACCATTTGAGCCGTCTACAATGGGGCCATAGGCAGTAAAGAAAGTACGATTTCTTGGTGTGCCCATTTGACTTGTATACACACCTATCGCTAGGTTTGCGGTTCCTGCTCCTATTTGGATATAACCATTTGCAGAAAGCAAAAGGTTTTCACTCCCATCTTGATCTACATAAGAGCTTGCAGCGAGGGTACCAATTTCGGCCCCATTGATTGCATTAATAACTTTATCAAGAGAGTCTGCTCTAACAGATTCCACACCAAGAGTGATAACCTTAGTGATTCCGTCACAAGTAATGATAAGTGTGTTTGTATTCGCGGTGATTACAAAGTTAGAAGCAGAACCTCTAATCTCAGTTTGGAAATCAGAAACTTGAGTAGTAAGTGATTCATCTTCAACAAAAGTATCTGTACGATTAAAGAAGTAAGAAACCCTCACATCATCACCTGGGCTTGGGGCTTCTGCTAATCTAATTTTCCCACTCAAACCGTCAACTTCTAGTACAACAGTAGCGTTGCCATTGATAGTAGCGGATACCGAGCTAGGGGTATTTGATGGAGTACCAGTACCGTCTCCAGTAACGATAGGGAAATGGCGAACGAAGATTTCAGTTAGTTCACCATCATAGTCCGCCAAAATGTACGATCCATTAGGATTAGTACCTGAAATCATACGTCCCGTGGTATCTTCCTCTACAATGTTTTGGTCAATCGTAGAAGATGAGCCACGAACTAACTCTCTGCCCGTGACAGAGAAAGTTTGTTTACCTACACCAATGAGGGTAGGTACTTTCCCTTGCAACCGAGCGAGGTTAGTATTGGTGTCTTCAAAAATGGTTTGGGTATATACCCCTGGTGGTGCGTATCCGCCTTCAATAGCCATGAGCTTTACTCCTTAGTTGAGGATGATCTTTGTTGTTCAAGTTTATTCATTCCATCCTGACGTGTTTCACGATAAACCTTTGCGGGTTCTGGCAAAGAATCATATGAACCGTCGGGTAATCTCATTATGTCATTCCCAGAGTCACCCGTAGAATGTAAGATGTCCCACTTATCCCTATTTCTCCTATAGACAGTATCCCACTTCGCTTGAGCATCCTCGCCAATCACTCGATCATAATCCATGTCGAAAGACTCTATGCCAGAGTCTTGGACTCGCATTGACTGAGATACATCAGCTTGAAAGCCAACTGTGAGATTAGGAGAACCTTCAGCAAACGCACTTTCCCCACAAGTACATGATATACTATCAGTACCTCGTGAAACTCTTTTACGTTGTGAGAAACCACAACTTGTGCATTGAAACTTTAGGATAGGCATAAATAGACCCTTTCTCTTGTATAAGTCGTTTCATAAATAAACTATTAAAGAAGTCGCTGTAAGAAATCAGTTTCAGATCCAATACCCGCGATTGGTGCTTTAATGATGTCTTTGACTGGAACAACACCTTCTAAGTTAAACCTTAAAAGAGGCAATACTAGTGGGAAATGAACGAACCAGTCTGCTTGGATAGATAAACTCA